CATATAGATTAGGAACACCATCTAAAGCGATCATTGCTGCTGGTATCAAAAAACTATATGGAAGATCGTTATACACATATAACGCTTAATTAGTGTTTTATAGAGGCGAGAAATATATAACGCTCGCCTCTATTACTATAACAAAATGATTTTAATAGACCTCAATCAAGTGTTAATATCAAACCTTATGGCACAGACCAGAGGTAAGGCTGAAAACATGCCTAATAAAGAAATGATTAGACACATGGTAATCAATTCATTGAGAGGTTTTAATTTAAAATTTAAAGAACAATATGGCACTATGGTATTATGTGCTGACGCAGGAGACCCTTGGCGTAGAGATATTTACCCTAATTATAAACACGCTCGCAGAAAAGGCCGTGTAGATTCAGCCACAGATTGGGATAATATATTCAATTGTATAACTGAAATCAAAAACGAAATTGCAGAAAACTTTCCTTATGTAATGATGTATATAGAAAAGGCCGAAGCAGATGATATTATCGCTACTTTAGTAAAACATAATAATGAACCTATTATGATTATAAGTGGAGATAAAGATTTTATACAACTACAATCAAAACCTAATGTTAAACAATATAGTCCTATACAAAAGGTATTTGTTGGTGAGGGTATAGACGCTAAGAACTTTTTACATGAACAGATTATAAAAGGAGACCGATCAGATGGTATTCCTAATATATTAAGTCCGGATGATATCTTTTTAACAGGTGAGAAACAAAGACCTATTAATAAGAAAAGACTTGAAGAATTTGCCAACATTAGTAATATACCTGTTGACAGTGAAACAAGTAGATATTATGATAGAAATAAGAGATTAATAGACCTTTCTTGTATACCAAAAGAACTAGAGGAAACTATTATAAATAAGTATAAGAACTATAAAGTACCTAGTAGATCAAAATTACTACCGTATTTTATAGAACATAAACTAAAATCGTTAATGAGTAACATTGGTGATTTTTAATATTCGAATATTGGAGTAAATAATTATGGCAGAAATAGAACAAGCTAGACATTCTAGCTTAATGAGTAAAAAAGGAATGGCAGCAACGGCTCGTACGGCCACAAACGCCAGATCTTTAGCACACGAAATATTTACACAAGTAAATAACGCAAAAGATAAACCTTTAAAGATTGAAGTTTTAAGAAACAACGACAGTCAAGGTTTAAGACAATTATTAAAAGCTGCTTTTGATCCTAAGATAACTTGGGATATACCAGAAGGAACACCTCCTTACATAGCTAACGAGGCGCCAGCTGGGACAGATCATACATCTTTATTAGATGAAGTAAGAAAACTTTATCTTTTTATTAAAGGTGGTAGTAACATAGCAAAAGTAAAAAAAGAAACACTTTTTATACAAATGTTAGAAGCTTTACATAAAGATGATGCTCAAGTACTTTTAGACATCAAAGACAAAAAATTAAATCTAGTTTATAAAGGACTTACTGAAAACGCAGTAAAAGAAGCCTTTAACTGGAATGACGATTTTTTACGTAAATAATCAATAATAGGGTGTTGTACATCTGCAACACCCTTTTAAGTAATTGATTTAAATATCAAATTTCTTCTAAAACAACCAAAATAACGCTTGTAATAAACAAGTTTAAATGTTATATTATACCATATAAACAACAAAGAATAAATATATGAAGAAGTTTTTGATTTACATTACTATACTAAGTTTATTAGTATATGGCCTTTTAACCCTTTTTATGAAGTCGGTTAAGGCAAGTGAGTATAATACGGCTGTTATAGGCCATGTTATTACACAAAAGGTATCTGGCCAACCAGTTGATGCTTCTAAATTAATGGAACAAGAACTGGCACGAGTTGCTCATTTATTCGCTATCGATAGTATTAATATATTACAAAAATATTTGCCAGCTATATTAAATAAAGCGGCCGCAGAATTAAGACTTGAAGCAGATAAAAATTATAAATGTAGTTTACTAAAGGATACAAAAATACAAGACGATTGTAAATAGTATATGATAAAGGTAACAAAACAAAAAGTTTTATCTATCAAAAAGAAACTCAAGCCATTGTTATCTTCAAAAGAGAAATATCAGACCACATATAAAGATATTAAAAAATATTTTATTATACTTAATAAAGGATTATTTGATAATAAATTAGCACCATTTAATGAAATTGAAATTAAAACTCTTAAAAGACAAAAATGTATGGGTCAAGTTATTACCTATGAAATGAAAAGAAAAGGTACGAGATTACATAAATTAGAAATGGATTTGATTTATGACAATAAAAAAGATTTCTTGGAAACGTTAGCCCATGAAATGGTACATCTATATCAATTTACACACGTAAATGATACAGGTAACCACAATAAACTATTTTATAGTTTTGAACCTAAACTTAAATATGTTGGTTTAAAGTTATAAACAACTAAGGATATATAATGACACAAGTGATGACGAAAAAGTTTAAAGACGAGTATATAAAACCTTTAATACTTGAAGCAGTAAATAAAGTAGAAGATTTTAAAAAGAATAAACAAAAAGGCGATAAAATTGTTTATTATGAAGGAAATTTTCAAGAAGATGTATTAAATAATTTTTCATTAAAACAATCAGAAGAAATTTTTGAAAGTATGAAAAGATATTTAAATGATTCAAGATTAATTTTCTTACAGAAAAAAATTAAAATTAGTAATGTTAATAATGATATAAGTGAAAATCAAGAACCAAAACACTTTTATTCATATATTGTAAGTAAAAGAGTATTTTAATTATATAATTATATGAAACCTAGACCTTGGTATTGGTACGTCAGATATAAATGGCCACGTAAAATTAAATATCATACAAGACAATTAATGGCTGTTATTGGCATTACATTAATTGGTTTTGGTATTGGTACTTTTTATCCTAACTTTATATCTCAACATAATGTTGAAGAAAAGGCTATAGATAAAACCATAAAATGGGCTAAAGAAATTGGTTTTATAGAACCAAGAATAGAAACTCATAATGATGAGATTTTTATTAAGACAATGCAAAAATGTATTGCCTATTTAAATTTAGAACTTCATAAAAATGAACAGATACCTGATGAACTTATTATAGCTCAGGCAATTATAGAAAGTAATGCTGGTTTAAGTAGATTTGCTAAAGAAGGAAATAATCTGTTTGGAATAAGAATTTGGAATAGAGACAAAGGCATGTTACCAGCAGGGTATAATGAAACCTTATCTTGGAGAGTTAAAACTTATCACAGTAAATGTGCTTCAGTCCGTGATTATATCACAATTCTCAATACTAAGCAGGCATATAGCGAGTTTAGAAAAATACGAGATAGTCAAAATAGATTATGGAGTAAACCTGATGCTATCGCATTGGCACGTGGACTTGATAGTTGGAGTACTACAAAAGATTATGAACAACAAGTTATAAATATTATTAAAAAATTAAGACAAGATGGAAAGGTCGTAATTAAAAGATGACAAAAGAGAGACCTAAAATATACGAAAGAAATCCAAATACAGGTGTAATACGTTGGAGATATGTTGGAGAATCACATGACAAGTTTGGATGGCCTAATTATGGCAGATTACTTAAACAACCAAAAGGAAAACAATGAACGAAGTACTATTTTTTAGTGGAGCAATTCTAATTATAGGATTAAGTTATTATCTTGGTCATCAAAGTGGTATAGCAAAAAACTATAAACAACAGATAAAAGAATTTATTATGGGAATGACCGTGTCAAAAATGACAGCTGATTATTTTGATAGATGTGCTAAAAACGAAACACGACAATTTCTAAAATTTTTAGGTATAAAAAAACCAAATGAAAAATTTATCATTGTGCCTAAACGACCTACAGTAGAAGAATTGGATAGACTAGACAAATAATAATGATTTTAACTATATTACTATTAATATCAGGCCTTGCCGTATCTTTTATAGGAGCTTATTATTCAATATTAGGTTTGGCTGCGTTGTTTGCTGGCGCCTATTGGGCTGTAGTATCTATGGGTATTACTTTAGAAATAGCAAAGTTAGTAACAGTATCTTGGTTATATAGAAATTGGGAATCTAAAATATTACCAAATTCTATACGAATGTACTTGACATCAGCAGTTTTAATGCTTATGTTTATTACATCAGTTGGTATATTTGGCTTTTTATCTAAGGCACATTTAGATCAATCTACACCAAATACTGGTAATAGATTACTAGTTAAGAATATCGAGAGACAAATAGACAGTGAAAAGAAGGCATTAGATGGTGCTCAAAAGATTATAGATCAATTAGATAAAGCGTTAGATAAAGTAATAGATAAAGATGCTGATAAAGGCCTTTCAGAGAGACAGAAACAACAAAATGAACGAAATAGAGCTAACAATATTATAACCAATTCATCTAAAAAAATTACAGACCTATCAAATCAAAAACTCAAAATGGACAAAGACCAATTATCAATAGATAAAGAAATAGGGCCATTTAAATATGTTGCTGAATTGATATATGGAGATAGTATGGATGGTAACCTAGATAGGGCCGTTAGACTTGTTATACTATGTTTAATACTAGTATTTGATCCATTAGCTGTATTGATGTTGGTAGCATTTAACGTATCATTAAAAGAAAAAGAATTAAATAATAAAGCATATAGAATAACTTATCCTAAAGAAGCTTTAGTTAAAAAAAAATATAGCGAACATGAAAAAGATTCTAATATTCAAAACATAATATTACAACAAATAAAAGAACGTCTATCCGATAAAAATAAATCTACTAAAGAAAAAGAAAGAGATTATGAAAAATTTGTACAGGAATTAGGCGCTAAAGAATTAAACGGTTTAAGTCCTGATGAAATTAAAATAAAACTTAATCAAATTATGGATTGGAACGAAAAGAAAGGAAAAGATGACAAAAATACTTAGTATAATTTTATTGATTCTTTTGGTTAACTGTACTACTACTACACCAAGTACAAATAATACACCAAAATCACCAATAGATAATGTTATAGATGCTTTTAAAAGCATACCATTTCCAAAAATGTAATTGCCATTCAATAGTAATTGTGGTATAATGAAAGAATATGAAATTAAATCTTACAAGTAAATTACAACAAAAACTAATAGATAACGCATTTAAAGCTTGTAAAAAAGCAGAATCTAAATGGGCACAAAAATTTTGGTTTAGTGTTTGGAAAAAACTATGTCAAAGATATAAAAAAGGTATACATTAATGAATATCTTTTATTTACATAAAGATCCTATAAAAGCAGCAGAAATGTCTTGTGATAAACATGTTGTTAAGATGATATTAGAATCAGCACAAATGTTATCTACAGCACATAGAGTACTGGATGGCGTAGAACATTATGGTAAAACTGCCAATGGCCGTAAAATAAAAAGATGGTTACATCCTGATTCTAATTTAGATAAGTCTTTATATTTGGCCAGTCATGTTAAACACCCTAGTACACAATGGGTAATGTATAATCTACAAAATTATGTATGGTTGTATAGACACATGTTGGCTTTAAACAATGAATTTAAAAAACGATACAATAAACAACAAGACCATTTAACAATACAAAAATTAAGTAAGATATTGTCAGATGCGCCTAAAAAATTACCAGTAAGAGATTCAAAAGAACCTACACCAGCAATGCCTGATGAATGTAAAGTACCAGGCGATTCTGTTGCTAGCTATAGAAAATATTATATAATGAAAAAAAGACATTTTGCCACATGGAAAAGCCCAGCAGTAATGCCTGATTGGTATAAAAAAGGAATTGAAAATGCCATCTAAAGACGATAAAGAATTAAAAGAAGTTTACAATTCAGTATATCAGGAAGTTGTTAGACTTATATTATTAGAAAAAAGACAAACACAAATAGTTGCAGCAACATTATTAGCACAAGCATTAAAATTATATAAATCATGTTTAAATGATGCTGATTTTTTAAGAATGTTAAAGTCTATTCCTGAATCAATTGACATTATAAAACCTTATGATGAATTAGAACCTAAGGACAAACAGACTATAAACTAATGAAGAATAGACTGTGGCAAAAAATCAAATGGAGCACTGAAGATAAATAGATATATGCCAATATATAGTTTTGAAAATATTAAGACAGGCAAAGAATATACGGAACATTTATCAATGTCTGAACTAGATGCCTATCTAAAAAATAATAAGAATATAAGACAAATATTTACAGCGCTAAATATAGTAGGTGGAGTATCTGGTATGACACACAAAACGGATAGTGGTTGGCAAGACAATCTACAACGCATTGCTGAAGCCCATCCTTCTTCTCCATTAGGACAAAGATATAAGAAAAAGGGTATTAAAGAAATTAGAACACAACAAGTATTAGAAAAACATAAAAAAAGATTAAAGGATTTAAAAAAGAATGGCAAACGATAATATACCAGATTATATGCGAGGGTTTGATCTCAATGATGATTGGGGAATCACACCTGTTAATACAGCACCTACTCAACCACAACCTGCTATTGATAATAGCTTAATAGAATCAAGTAATATAGAAATTTCAAAAATTAAATCTGATGTATCTTCTATTAAAGCAATGATGAACGAAGTAATGGATATAGTAAATGAAAAAGATACATTAACAAAAGAAGTTACTGATGCTGCAGTATTACAAAGATTTAAAGATATTGAAAAAGTTATATTACCATTTCTATATAATTTAACTAAGAGTGAAGAACCTTATATACATTGGCCTAATAGATCGCCTATTATTAAGGCACAAATAGAAAAGATATTAAAATTAACAAGAGGATAATATGAACTTAACGAAAAACGTATCACTTAAAGAATTAACTAAAAGTGAATCATCAACAAGATTCGGCATTTCAAATGAACCAACTGAAGAAGCTTTAGATAATTTAAAACAATTGGCAGTTAATATTTTACAACCAGTAAGAGATCATTTTGGTAAACCTTTAATTATAACTTCAGGTTATAGATCACCAGAACTTTGTGTTAAGATAGGTTCAACAACGACCAGTCAACATACGAAGGGCCAGGCGGCGGATTTTGAAATAAGTGGTATTGCTAATAAAGACCTGGCTGATTGGATTTATTTAAACTTGGATTTTGACCAACTCATACTTGAATTTTGGAAACCAGAAGATGTAAATAGCGGTTGGGTGCATTGTTCTTATCGAAGTGATATTATAGGCAGAAAACAATATCTAAGAGCCTTTACAGACGCCGGTAAGACGAAGTACGAACCTATGATATAGGCTTGACAAACGGCCTATATTATGATATATTGGATACATTATGGTTAAAATAAATGATACAGCACCAAATTTTGTAGCCCACACCTCACAAGGATTGGTAGATTTTTATAGTTATATAGATAATAGTTGGGCAATATTATTTTCACATCCAAAAGCATTTACTCCTGTTTGTACTACAGAATTAGGTACATTACAGAAATTGCTTCCATCATTTAAAGACAGAAATGTAAAAGTAATAGGATTATCAGTTGACAGTCCAGATAATCATAACGTTTGGTTAAATGATATAAAAGAAACACAAGGTTATTTACCTGAATATCCTTTAATTACAGATACAAATAAAGCAATATCTAAATTATATGATATGATACACGAAAATGCTAGTGATACAATGACTGTTAGAACTGTATTCATTATTGGGCCAGATAAAAAGATTAAACTTAAAATGGATTACCCTGCTAGTGCTGGTAGAAATTTTGACGAGATATTAAGAGTAGTAGATTCATTACAATTAACAGCCAATTATAAAGTATCAACACCAGCAAATTGGGTACAAGGTGAAGATGTTATTATAGGTTCAGCTATCAATGATGAAGAAGCAAAAAAATTATTTCCTAAAGGTTGGACAACACATAAACCATATTTAAGAACACTAAAAGATCCTACACAAGGTGATAATGCCTAAAGAATTTAAATTTATTAAAGTAGATCCAACAGTTTTACCTAATACAAAAGGTAAAAATATAGATGGTATAAGATTTTACGAGATAGATGGTAAATCATATCCATCAGTTACTTCTGTATTGTCTTTACTTAAAAAAGATTCATTACAAGATTGGAGAAATAAAGTTGGTGAATCAGTTGCCAATTGGGAAATGGGTAGAGCAGCTAGACGTGGTAAAGCAATGCACACGTTAGTTGAACAATATTTACAAAATCAAACACCATCAATACGTGATGTATTGCCATTAGGACTATTTAAACTTATTAGACCTTATGTAGACCAAATAGATAATATAAGAATGTTGGAAACTATTATGTATAGTAAAAAACTTACACTTGCTGGTCAGGTTGATTGTGTTGCTGAATATAATGGTAAACTATCGGTAATAGATTTTAAATCAGCCAACAAAGAAAGATTAGAAGGTTGGATTGAGAATTACTTCCTACAAACAACGGCATATTCTATGATGTATGAAGAATTATATGGTGAAAAAGTAGAACAGTTGGTTGTTATATTAGCTTGTGAAGATGGTGTTGCTCAAACGTTTATTAAAAATAGAGCAGATTACGAAAAGAAATTAATAGAGTCAATTGACAATTTCTATAAATATTTCAACAATAAAAAAAATTTGACGTTGAAGAATAGTTAATAATTAGTTAGGACCAGGGGGCGGTACCCTGCCACTCCACCATCTATACAATGAAATATAGGGGGTGGAAATAGCAATCGACTGCTAAGTAAACCTATTTGGAGTTAAATCGCTGATAGCGTACTATCAAATCATAGATGCTAACGAAAGTTATGCTCTTGCTGCCTAGTAATAGGTAACGGCGTTTGGCCTACACGTGGCAACAGAAGTAGGCCGTTATTAAGGTATGTAAAAATAACATACCTCATATGCTACAAACGCATATAAATAATATTATGATAGAACGATTAAAAGACTTAATATTTAAAAATCACACAGATAAACAGATAAAAGAAAAGAACGACATCTTAATGAAAAGTAGAAAAGAAGTCGAAATTAATGGTAATGGTACTTCAGGTTACACCATAAAAGAGGGTGAACATAAAGGTACCGTTGTAGGCCATATCACTAGAAGTCCCAAAGTAATTTAAATGGTTGACAAGTGCCTCTATTTGATGTATAATGAATATACATTAACTAAAAAGAGGTAAATTATGTTTTCAACAAGAAATATAATCATCGCTGCGGTGGTTGCTGTAATAGCAATAGGCGGATACTTACTAGTAAAACCTAGTAAAAAAGTTGAAGTCGCACCAGCAAAACCTGCTGTTACACAACCTGTAGCACCAGTTAAGAAGTAGTTAGTAAAAATTTGGAGGGCAATAAGGCCCTCCAAGTATAAATAGAAATGCTATTAACACACACACAAAGGAGAAACAATGGCAACAACATCAAAAAACGGATACGAAATCCGTTCAGACCTATTAGGATTAGCGAAAGATATCGTTGATTTTAATTTTCAAGCTCAAGTAAAAGAGTACGAATACTCAATCAAAAAAGACGGCGATCAAGTAGTGCAAGAGTTTAAAGCACCAACTGTTACATCAACAGATATTATTGAAATGGCAAAACAATTCAATGAATTTGTTACTAGCGGTGATGTTATTAAACAAACGCAAGAGAACATACAGAAAGCTCAAGAAATGGTAAAACCTTATGCTGAAGCATATCAAAACACAGTAAAAGCGTTTTTTCCAAATCTAAAGAACGGTAAGTAATAT